GATGATAACAATAAGAAAAAATCAGCAATTGAATCATATTCAAATGTAACTCTTGACCCAACCTCTCCTAACTATATTTACAGAGTAATTGGTGATAGACACATTACAATCGATGAAAATGGTAAAGTAAGTGAAACCGGTGATTGGGCTAATAAATCAAAATATGTTAGACTTGTTAATTTTGAAAGAGACTCAACATTAGCACCTGAAAATATCCCAGTAGTATGTGCTCCTTGGGGACACGATGCATACAAATTACCTGTTTCTTCTTCAAACACTGTAATTAACACTATACCAGCAGTAACTTACAACGCAGCAAGTGCAACTACTTACGGTGGTATTGATTTAGATACAAACACAGATAACGCATTCTATAACAGAGCATTACCATATTTGGCACCGACTGGTTCTAATGTAGGTTATTCTCTTGAAAATGATAGTTTACTTCCTGTTGGAATTGTAGCAACTGATTTAGCAAAAAGAAACTTCTTAGTTTCATTCCAGGGTGGATTTGATGGTATGAGCCCAACAATCACTATCAATAAGGGAGCAGCAATAACCGAAGGAAATACACAAGGATTTGATTGTTCTACTCTTACCTCTTCTGGATCTGTTGCATACTTAAAGCAAATTAACGCACTTTCAAACGCTGAAGAGTATGATATTCAAATGATTGTTACTCCTGGTATCGTTAGAAAATTACATGATAAGATTGTAGATGAAGTAGTAAATATGGTACAAGAAGTTCGTGGAGATGCTTTCTATATCTTTGATGGTACTGAAATCAATGGTACAATCGCTGAGGCTAGAGACCAGGCTTCAAAAGTTGACTCTAACTACGCAGCAATGTATTATCCTTGGGTTAAGACTACAGATGTAAATACAGGTAAATTGATTTCAATTCCGCCTTCTGTACTAATGCCCGCAGTTTACGCAGCTAACGATAGAGTAGCAGCTGAGTGGTTCGCACCCGCTGGTCTTAATCGTGGTGGATTGACTGGAGCAGTAGCAGTATTGAATAAGTTGACTCAGGCTGATAGAGATAATCTTTACGAAGATAAAGTAAATCCGATTGTTCAATTCCCTGGACAAGGTATCGTAGCATTCGGACAGAAAACTCTACAAGATAAACCATCAGCATTGGATAGAATTAATGTTAGAAGATTGTTGTTGACTGTTAGAAAATACATAGCATCTACTTCCAGATACTTAGTGTTTGAACAAAATACATCAACAACTCGTAACAGATTCATAAACATAGTTAATCCTTATTTAGAGGGAATCCAACAAAGACAAGGTTTGTACGCATTCAAAGTAATTATGGATGAATCAAATAATACGCCTGATACAATAGATAGAAACTTCTTAAAAGGGGCAATTTATCTACAACCAACTAAAACGGCTGAATTTATCCAAATTGATTTCAACATTTTACCGACTGGTGCATCATTTGGTGGATAATTTTTAAGAAAAACAATATTTATATAAAATAACAATTTAAAATAAAGTAAAATGCCAGAAATTTTAGAGTTTGACAAAATGTTCTATAAAAATTTTGAACCAAAGATGAACCACAGGTTCATTATGGAAATCAATGGTATAGAATCATATTTAGTAAAGACAGCATCAAGACCAACATATTCCGCTGAACCAGTTGAAATCGACCACATAAACATTAAGAGAAAGATTAAGGGTAAATCTACTTGGGAGGATATTAACATCACCCTTTATGACCCAATCGTTCCCTCTGGTGCTCAAATGGTAATGGACTGGATTAGACAAGGTCATGAATCCCTAACAGGTCGTGATGGTTACGCAGCTTTCTATAAGAAAGACGTAAACTTCTACTTACTTGGACCAGTGGGTGATAAGATTGAAATGTGGACTTTGAAAGGAGCATTCATAACTTCAGCAAACTTTGGTGACTTAGACTGGAGTGCTAGTGAACTTGTAAACATAGAAGTTACATTGGCATACGATTACGCTCTATTGGAATACTAATAGTAACCAAAATAAAATCAAAAGAAAAAGGTACGCCTTATGCGTACCTTTTTTTATTTTTTTAAAAATCGTATATATATTATTAAACACAAAGTTATTAAAATTAAGTTATTAAATTATGGAACAAACTACTGAACAAAAGCAACCAGCAAGAGGTTTAAAATCACAAACAGAGCAACCTCAATTCACAACAAAACCGGATTATCCATTTCCAACAGAGGTGATAACTTTACCTTCAAAGGGATTGTGTTATCCTGAAAGCAATCCTTTATCTAAGGGAGAAATAACAATTAAATTAATGACAGCAAAAGAAGAAGATATTTTGACTTCGACTAATTTGATTAAGAAGGGTATTCAGCTAGATAAAATGCTAGAATCCATAGTTGTTGAGCCCGGTGTAAATATAAATGATTTACTTATTGGTGATAAAAACGCCATACTTGTTGCATCGAGAATGTTGGCATTTGGACCGGAGTATAATGTAACAGTTAATGATCCCGAAGAAAAAGAACCGGTTGAAACTGTAGTTGATTTATCTAAAATAAAAACGAAAGAAATAGATGAATCTATTTTAAATAGAAAAAACGAATACGACTTTATTTTGCCCGTATCTAAAATTTCTATTAAATTCAAATTATTAACACATGGAGATGAGCAGATTATAAATAAAGATATAGATGCATCAACCAAAACATTAAAGCAAGGAAACGAAATTACAGCAAGATATAGAAGAATCATTACAGAAGTTGATGGTAACCGTGATTTTGGACACATCAGTAATTTTGTAGCAAATAGATTATTAGCAGGTGATTCTAAAGCTTTAAGAAAGCATATGTCAAGCATTACGCCTGATTTGGATTTAACATTTGAATATACCTCACCTTTTACGGGGGAAACGGAGGCCCTGAAGATACCTTTCGGGGTAGACTTTTTTTACCCTGCCGACTAATTATTCAGCAGTTTTGCATCAAAAGATTTTTCAAATGGTGTATTATGCCAATGGTGGATTTAATTGGCATGATCTATATTACATGCCGACACGGTTACGTGAATTTTATTGGAGAGAGCTAAATAAAGCAAAAGAAGAGGAAGCTGAGGTAGTTAATAAAAATTCTGCAGCCAGCTCATCAAATTCAAGAGTAAGAAGAAGATAAATGTAATATGTTTATATTTATACATAAACATAAACAGAAGTATTATGCGCAAAAAAATATTAGTAAAAGAGGCCGGATTTATAGAATTTGTTAGAAGTTTTTTTAAAGCTAAAAGCGGTGGAAACGAAAAAGAATATATACAAAAATTAAGAAAAGCAAGTCCTGATTTGGCCGATGCTTGGTCTGACTGGGATCAAAAAGCTGATGATATGCTACTTACTATAAAGAAAAATTATTTAAAAAAAGGTAAGCTTGATAAAGCTAAAGAAATTGATGATATAATAGCTAAATATAAATAAAATAAGGATTTCATAAATATTTAATGGCTAAAAGTAGCAAAAATAACAAAAAGGGTAGACTTAAAAATGACGGTACTGACTCCGTGGAGGCTAAAAATGTCTCTAATATTGCCAAAGAAGAAATAAAAGCACAAAGAGAATTATTAAAAGCCACCAAAGAAAGAACAGCTGCACTAAAAGAACAAAGACAAGCATTGTTAGATCAAGCCAAAGCTTGGTCAAATATTAACAAAGCAAAAGAAGAGGGTAAAATATATGATACATCGTATGCTCAATGGTTACAAGAAACATATGGCGGTATAGATGGGCTAAGAAAAAAAATAGTAGAAACATCAGGAGCATGGCGTGATTCCGCATCGGAGTTAGATGGTATTGAAACGAGGGTTGGTAAATTGGGTGGACTACTAGGCTCATTAAAAGATGAAACAGACAGTTTTAATGAATCAATAGATAGTTCACTTGATATACTCGATGATATTAGGGATGGCATGACGAGTATGGCGGGTGGACTTAGTAAAGTAGAAGGCGGTTCAGATGCTTTAAATAAAAAAATTGATGTATCTAAGGTTGCATTAACTTCTATTGCCGATACATTAAAAACAAGTTCAGATTTAAGTAAAGGGCAAGTAAAAACGGCATTACAGGCCGGCAAAGCTTATGGTAATGTACATACATCAATAGCAGAATCTACGAAATCCCTAAAAAAAGGGAAAATCACACAAGAAGAATATAATAAAGTTGTAGGAGACGCTTATTCGGAGTTTGATGAATTGGTTGAGAGTATAGATACCAGTACCGAATCCGGAAAAGAGTTATATGAGCAATTTGTGAAAATGAGAGAGGAAGTAGAATCGGTTGGAAAAGCTGCACAAAAGAGTAATGAGTTTATAGAAGGTATGGATTCGGTTATGGATCAAGCAACCGCCGGTGCAGGGAATATGGGGCAAGCGTTTAAAGGAGCGGGTGATATAATAAAAGGTGTAGCTACCGGAAGTACGGCTATGCTAACTGCTGGTATTGTGGCACTTACTGTCGCTGTAGCAAAAATGTATTTAGATTACAAATTCATAAAATATAAAGTTGCCGCTGATGCATACTATGATACATTAGAACGTATTATAGAAGCTAAAAAGGAGATACGAGAAATAGAATTGGATAATTCCGAATGGAAAAGGCAGGCACAATATAATAAGTCTTTTGGTATAGAGTCTATGAAAATAGACAAATCCACCACCGAGTTTGAAATATCAAATGATGTTAAGGCTGGTAATGTAAGAAAAAAATTACAACAAGAAGTCCAAGAACAAAGATTACAAAGTGCAGAAAATATAAGACGAGCTGAAATTGAGGCTTCATTTGCTGGAGCAAGGGCAGCCATTTCTTGGATGCAAACTGTAGCAACAGCCGACTCTCAATTTAGAGCCGCAGCAAAGAC